CGGGGCTGTGTATTTATCGCTCACGTATCCTGTACTACGTGGATATACACACCGATAGACGGTATGATCACACCATCAAAAGCGAAAGGGGAGTACCACGATGACGAAGGAACAGGTCATCACCACCATCAAGGAAGCCGCCGAGCGGCACGGATTCACGACCTGCAAGTACACCATGACAAGGCTGATTGAGATAAAGGAGCCCGACGACACGCACTACTTGAACTTCACCATTATCGAGCGTTTTGCCGAGGATACTGACTGGTCAAAGCGCGAGGTTTCCATGAACCTTCACTTTCGGGCAAGCATCGCCTGCATGGGCGGTGAGCCCACGCCAGAGGATCTGCTGCTCGCCTCCGACATCATCCGCCGCGGCGCGGAGCTGGTGCGAGAGCTGGAAGCCATGGACCTCAGCTACACCGTGACTGCTTGAAAGGAGCGACAAGAATGAATCGTGTCAGATACGAAGTCCAGGTCAAGCATTGTGCCGACGGCATCAGCTTGATCAAAGTCTACGATGACTATTGGGACAATGTCTACAGCTACCGGCTCAACCGCGCTGATACCTTCAGCATGCACAACGCCGATGTCGAGCTGTTCAACGGAGCATCAAAGCAGCTGCCCGAAATGCCCGGCTGGTATGCGGTGGAGGTAGAGGATTATCCCTTCGGTAAGCCGTTGCGGACATTCCAGATTCCAGATCGGCATAAGCGATACAGGCATCAATGATCATTTCCAGATTCCGGCCGCCAGCGGGCGGCTTTTCTTTATCTGCATTTTCTGAAAGGAGGCGCTTCCATTGCCCATCAATTCCCTTTTTCATACTATGACTGGCGGTGAGATCGCTGGATGGGGGCTGGCTGTGCTTGCCACCCTCATGACCCTGGTGCAGATTTCGCCTTTGAAGTTGAATCCCTGGGACAGGATCCTGGCCTGGCTCGGGCAAAAACTGAACGGCAAGCAGCTTGCGGATCTCCAAAAGCAGGTCACTGCCATGTGGGTTAACGCCCACCGCCATCATATTCTGACGTTCGCCCGCGAATGTCGCGCAGGGGTAGAACACAGCCCAGATGAATGGTCCAACGCACTGGTCGTTGCCGATGAATACGAGGTGTATTGCGAGGAGAAGCACATCGCCAACGGCATCGTCAAAGCCGATACACTGTTCATCCGCAATCTCTATCAGGAACTCAGCCGGGATCATCGGCTGTGACCATTACTATGGGTTCCTGGCGCTCCACACCTGTGGGTGCCTGTTATTTCGACCGATGCCTTGCGCATCAGAAAGGTTTATGGTGAATCCTATGCGTAACTGGATCAAGTGGGGCAAAGCCGCCGCAATCCGCGCGGCGAAGACCTTCGCCCAGACCACCGTCGCTCTGCTGCCCGCCTCCGCGATGATCACCGACGTTGACTGGAAGGTTGTCGTCGGCACCGCGGCGCTGGCTGCCGTCGCGTCCCTGCTGACTTCCCTCGCCGGTATCCCGGAGGAGGATCTGTAGGGCCAACCCACCCAGGGCGTCACGTTTCTGTGGCGCCTTTTCCTTTGGAAAAAACGTGCCTCGGCGTTAATGCCGCACTGTGCGCGAAGGGGCAGCCGGGGCACGATAAAGCGCACATTTATATATTTCATCTTTGCATCAAATGTACTTCGCGTTCTTATACACGATATGGCGTTTTCAAGGTTCTGGCCTGATTTTACCACAGTTCCCATGCCCTGACAAGGCATCAATGGAAAACGTAATCATGATCTCCAAATTCGTAATCATGGCTGTTCTTTGCACCCATTATTTCATCGATTCATTGCCTCTCTGAACGGTCAATATGCCCATTGAAAAGACAGGAGAGGTGCTGTTGTATGACATCCGATCAGATTAAAACCATCGACTGGTTGCGCTCCCAGGGCTGCGGCTACAGGCGCATCGCCGATAAGACCGGGATTTCTTTGAACACAGTGAAATCCTACTGCCGCCGCGTCCCACTGTCTCCGGAGGTGGCAATGGAGACGTGCCCCATCTCGGAGGCGACACTTGCGCCAATGGAGGAGCCCCCCGCGCCGGTAAAGCCCCCCAAAGAGCCTCCTGTGGCGTGTGGGGCCGAATCTGTGCCGAACCCTTCCGTTACTGCGATGTTTCTGCCGTGCCACATGTGCGGAGCCCCCGTGGAACAGACTCCAGGGCGCAAGGAGAAGAAATTTTGCTCCAAGACCTGCAGTGTGCTTTGGTGGAACCAGAACAGGTATTCCCTTAACCGTAAGGCTTGCCTCCAGGTCTTGTGCCCGACCTGTGGGAAGCGTTTCATAGCCTACGGCAGTGCCGGGCGAAAGTACTGCTCTCATGATTGCTATATCATGGGCCGCTTCCACAAGGGGCTGATACGGGCATGACCCAGGAGCAGTTTCGCAACGAATATCTGTACAACTCCACCATGATCCAGGTCAGAAGGATGCTGGAACAGGGCATGATCACCGAGGCGGATTATTGTCGGATCGACACAAAAATGCGCGGCAAATATCTACCACTATCTGACGGGTTGTTATCTGAATCATGGCGGAAGGTACAGCCGAAAAGAGCGTAAATGGTAGGCGAAAGGAGGCAGGAATATGCCGAAAGTTACCGCGATTCTGCCGAGATTGCCAGCCCTTCCGCCGCGTCAAAGGGTGGCCGCCTACGCCCGCGTGTCAAAGGACAGCGAACAGCTGATGCATTCACTGTCTGCCCAGGTCAGCTACTACAGCGACCTGATCCAGCTCACCCCCGGCTGGAATTTTGTCGGTGTCTATGTGGATGCCGGCCTGACGGGGACGAACACCGAGGCGCGACCAGAGTTCAGGAGAATGATAGATGACTGCGAGGCGGGGAAAATCGACATCGTCCTTACGAAGTCGATCAGCCGCTTCGCTCGCAACACCGTCGACCTGCTGGCAACCGTGCGTCGGCTGAAAGAGCTGGGCATTGAAGTCAGATTTGAAAAGGAACACATCAATTCCCTTTCGGGCGACGGCGAAGTCATGCTGTCGATCCTCGCATCATTCGCCCAGGAGGAGAGCACCAGCCTATCCAAGAACATCAAATGGCGAATCCAGAAGAAGTACGAGGAAGGGCGCGTTCACACGCACCAGAAGATGCTGGGCTACCGCTGGGAGGGGGACGAGATGGTGGTTGTGCCCGAGGAAGCCGAGACCGTGCGCTTCATCTTCGACGCCTACATCAGCGGCATGGGGTGCAAGGCCATCAGCAACGAGCTGAAGCGGCGCGGAGTGATCAGCGTCCGCGGCAAACCATTTGAGAAGGAAACGGTCGTGAAGGTGCTGGAAAATGAGCAGTATACCGGCTGTCTGATTCTGCAGCAGACCTACAATTACCTCCCGAACAAGATGCGGGTCAATCACGGCGAGCTGGCCATGTACAGGGTAGACGAGCACCATCCCGCGATTATCAGCGAGGAAGTGTTCACCAAGGCCAGGGCAGAGAAGGAACGGCGCGGCGCAGAAGCTCAGGCCAGAACGACGCACACGCCTTTTAGTAGGATTGTTTGGTGCGGGAAATGCGGCGGCAAGTGCTCATCCCACAAAAACAGGTGGGGCCACATTTTCTGGCTGTGCAACAGCCGCCACACGAAGCGGGACTGTGACTGCGCCAGCTACAGAAACGACGTGGTGCTGGGGGCCTTAGAGAGCCTGGGGCTTGGCACCGATGATGTGGACCGCGTCACCATCTTTGATGGGAAAATCGTGTTCAAACTGATAAATGGGAGGTCAGCGACATGGAAGCAACCGTAATGCCCAAGGTGCGAATCATAGCACCGACCAAGGGACGCTCCGCCCCAGCGGTGGCGAAGCCCGTGCTGCGCAAGGTGGCGGGCTATGCCCGCGTCTCCACCGACCAGGAAGAGCAGCAGACCAGCTACGCAGCGCAGGTGGATTACTACACCAAGTACATTCAGGCGAGGTCAGACTGGACCCTCGTGAAGGTGTACACCGACGAGGGTGTGACAGGCACGAGCACCAGGCACCGCGAAGGTTTCCAGGAAATGGTAAAGGACGCGCTGGACGGGAAGATCGACCTGATCGTTACCAAGAGCGTCAGCCGCTTTGCCCGCAACACCGTGGACAGTCTGACGACCATCCGCCAGCTGAAGGAGCACGGTACGGAGGTCTATTTCGAGAAGGAGAACATCTGGACCTTCGACGGTAAAGGGGAATTGCTAATCACCATAATGTCGTCACTGGCCCAGGAAGAGAGCCGCTCGATCAGCGAGAACGTCCGCTGGGGGCATCGCAAAAAGTTCTCCGACGGCAAGTTCAGCCTGAACTACAAGCAGTTCCTCGGCTACGACAAGGGTCCGGACGGGAAGCTGGTCATCAACCCCGAACAGGCTGTGGTTGTGCGCCGGATTTACAGCCTGTTCCTCACAGGAAATACGCCGTACCAGATCGCGCAGATTCTGACCGACGAGGGCATTCCGACGCCGACGGGCAAGAGCATCTGGCGCTACACCACGGTTCGGAGCATCTTGGAAAATGAGACGTATGCCGGGGATAAGCTGCTCCAAAAAACGTACAGCGTGGACTTCCTCTCCAAGACCAGACTGAAGAATCACGGTGAGGTTCAGCAGTATCTGGTCGAAGGGGATCACGAGGCCATAATTCCACCTGACACATTCAAGCAGGTACAGGCGGAGCTAAGGCGCCGGATAAAAAGCCGCGTCAAGGGCGTCAGCGTCTTCTGCGGCAGAATCGTCTGCGGGGACTGTGGCCAGTTCTACGGCCCGAAGGTATGGCACAGCAATGACCAGCGGTATCGGAAGGTTGTGTGGAACTGTAACGACAAGTGCAAGGGCGTGAAATGCACCACGCCGAACCTGAAGGAGCCGGAGATTAGAGCCGCCTTTGAACGGATGCTGGCGAAGCTGGCCGTCGGTAGAGAGGAGAGTCTCGCAAACTTGCGGGAAATCCAGGCGGAGGCTGCTGACGTTTCCGCTCTGAAAGCGGAGAAGGAACGCCTTGAACAGGAATGCGCCGAAAACAGCGCGTATACACAGAAGGAGATCCTCCGCAACACGGCGCTCGCCAGGAATCAGGACGAGTACAACAAGCGGTATGACGAGTGTGCGGAGAAGGACAATCGGCTGAATGCCCAGATCAAGGAGCTGGAAGCGGCAATCCAGGACAAGCTCCATAACGCTCGGCGCATCGCGGCGTTCATCGATGCGCTGGCGAACGCCGACGAGGAATATTCTGACGA